AGGTGGATCTTCCCAAGGTGCTTTATACTGGTCGAAAATATGAGGAAATTAAGCCTGAACTTCGGGACCTTTTTGACATTATAGTTGATGGACCCTATGTGGAAGAGTTGAAAACTGGGGGATTCCCTGCCAGCAGTAATCAGCGAGTTATCAGGAAGTGAAAAATAATTGCCAAAAACAAACCCTAAATACGACCTAACCGGAAAGCGGTTCGGGAGGTTATTAATTATGGGGCGTTCTGGCACTCGTTTTGAAAAAATTTTGTGGGAATGTCTCTGTGACTGCGGAAAGACTACTTACGTAGTTAGCCAAAATCTTAAAAACGGTACAACGAGATCGTGCGGATGTCTTCGAAGCGAGCTGGTTTCTAAAACTAATAAAGAGCACGTTGGAGAAAAAGCCTCTATGTTTGGAAGAAAAGGTAGGGACCATCCGGCGTCTAGAAACACTGGAGAGAAGAATCCTGCTTTTGGGAAAGTATATAGGACGCACGGAGAATGGATTAATCTGCCAAATGGCGAGCGAGTGTATATGCGGTCTTCCTATGAGAAAAGAGTAATAAACTTACTCACAGAACGAAATATAGATTATTTGTATGAACCCAAAACTTTTAGTTTGGGGGACTGCACCTATACTCCAGACATATATTTTCCTAAAGAAAATATGTATCTTGAGATTAAGGGTTATTTACGAATGGATGCCAAAGTTAAGTTATTGAAATTTTTTGACCAATATCCCGCAGAAAATCTTAGAATTGCAGGACTTGAAGATATTATCAAGATGGAGAATTCCACTGCGAACGAAAGACTGGACATAAAAAACGCCGGAACCCCATTATCAAGTTATTTAAACAAAGACGAGAGTGATAGAATGTATTTCAATTTAACCTTAAGCCACGAATTTGATTGCCTTTATGACTATATTAATGATTCTATTTATGGAGCAAAATTACTCGACATAGAAGGAATTTCCGAAAAACATCTTGATGTCGGGTTGATGTCACATGCGTATTTTACCGAGAAATTGTCAAATATGACTATTGATAGTAACGCAAACGCAAACGAGGGGATATCACCCAATAATTATGGGAGCGAGATTGTCCGAGGAATTCAAAAAATTGAGGGTTATTATTTAATACATAGATATGCAACGAAAAGGTTTGGACTAAAGAGAGCAAACGACTTATTGAGATCTATTCTAATCGGAGACCTTTATTTTCATGACGCAAGCGGAATAGGGGTACAACAACCATATTGTTTTGCCATGAGCACCACCATGATAATGATCGAAGGACGGCCTTATGGGTCTTTACACAGTCTTCCTCCTAAAAGGGCGGACTCGTTTATATCGCAAGCAGCCGAGGTAGTAATGGATTGCTCGCAAATTTTTTGTGGGGCTTTGGCATTGGGAGACATTTTTGTAAATTACGCCTGGTACTCAAAGAAAGAAAATTTGTCAGATAAAAGGATTATCGATGACTACCAAAAATTAATTCATATCCTTAATAACGCTTTTAGAATCGGAGGACAGTCTCCGTTCACGAATTTTAGCTTATTTGATCGTCCAAACCTAGAAAAAGTTTTTGGGAATCATGTTTATCCGGACGGGTCTAAACCGGACTTTGAATATATAATGCATATTCAGAAAATTTTTGCTGAATGGTTTGCTAAGGGCGACCCCGCAAGCGGATTACCATATCGCTTCCCTATTTGCACTATGAATTTATGTGTCTCTGAAGATAAAAAGATAATTGACAGAGATTTTCTCGATTTTGTTTCCAAAGTGAATCTAGAAAAGGGAGTATTTAACATATATATTAATGATGGTTTTAAGATTAGTAGTTGTTGCAGACTTGTCAACGACTCATCGAGAATGCAATTCAAGGCGGATACGCTGGGCAACGGGGGGGTCCAGATAGGTTCACACAGAGTTGTTACCTTAAATCTTCCGAGGCTCGCGTTAAAAGCCGAAGGAGACCAGAAAAAGTTTTACGCCGAACTTGACATTGTGTTAGAATCTGCTCGTGATTTATTACAGATTCATCGGGAAGAAATTCTCCAAAGAAGAGTAGACAGAGGATTCTTAAGGTTTTTTAAACCTCTCGGATGGTTTACCCTTAACCACTTATTTTCTACCATTGGCATTATCGGAGTTTCAGAAACAAATAAATTGATGGGATTCGATATAACCTCTGAAGAAGGAACAGAATTTACTACAGAAGCTTTAAATTATATAGAAGAATTTGCCAGAAAGTCGAGCGTAGAAACCGGACACAGTTTTAATGTAGAAGAAATTCCAGGTGAGTCAGTAGCATCAAAGCTTTGTCAAAAAGACAAGGTTTTCTTTGGAGATGAAAAAGTTCCGTTTGAGTTGTATAGCAATCAATATATCCCTCTGATAGAGGACGTTTCTTTACCAGAAAGGATTATTACTACTGGAAAATTCATGGAGATATTATCTGGCGGAGGAATTCTCCACCTTAATGTTTCTGAAAAAATTACAGATCCGACAGTAATGAAACACCTAATTGAGTATTCTGTTGAAAACGGAGTTTCACATTTGGCAATAAATTACGGATTCGGAACTTGTAAAAATGGACATACAAGTATTTGTGGAAATTTAACAAAATGTCCTGAATGTGGAGACGAAATAACTCAATATGTAACAAGAATAATTGGATATTTTTCAGTAGTAGATAATTGGAACCGTACTCGCCGTGAATTCGAGTTCCCCAGGAGGGTTTTTAAGTAATGTCCTCTCCGCAGGAGAACGATCCCTCTCATTCTCCAAATGAGAGGTCTATTTCTCCTTTTTCCCTCAAAATCTACAAATACATCCAGAAGAAAAACAAGCGCAGAATGGTAACCTGTGACACCTTGTTCGAAAATAAATCTTTCAAGGCCACAGAAAAGATTTCCAAAGCCCTCCATGAACTTGTAGCGGAAGGTTTAATTACTATTAACTCTACATTGAATAGAGGGCGGTTTGAGAACGAATTAGTCCCGAAAGAGGGATACATTCCTCACGCCCCAGTTAAAGGAATCCTAAGAACGGATTCTGACGATTCTGATGAAGAACTTAAACCGAAGCGCAAATATCATCGGCGCACGGTGAGGAGGAGTTTAGTATGATTAAAATTTATTTAGACAACGGAAGCTCGTGTTTTAGCGATAAAGAAAGTTTTGAAGACTTTTTCAAGGTAGAGGGTCCTTTTTTAAAGTATGGATTCTACGAAATTTATAAAAATACAATGATAAATGTTTATCACATTACAAAGGTAGAGCTTGTATGAGACTCTGTTCTGATCTAAACTGCCCTCGGAGGGAAGGAAAAGGTGTTAAATGTGCCGTAGAAGTCTCGGAGTGTTCCGGGGAGAGGACAGAAGCCATGCTCCTTGAACACGGGGTCTCTAAGAAAGATATCCAAAACCTAAAAGAGGATGGGTTACTTGGATAAGGAGAGTCCTGAATACTTTCTAACAATTGGAATGATTCTGGGCCTTATTTTGTTTGTGTCAATTCTGGGACCTGTTGGAATGGACTCTCCTTATACAAGGCTAAAAGAATCATCTCCGGAACAAGATATAATTATGCCTGGTAAAATTTGGATTAATGTGAGTTTAAATGGAGTCGAATATGTTTACCAGAATTAAAGAAGAATATAAAAAAAATCCCTTGTCTTTTGTTGGAATGGTCCTTTCGATGATTGGGGCTCATTTAACAGCCGACTCCGCTACTCATTTAAGGTTTTGGGGATTTACAATTTGGCTGATATCCAACGGAATTATAACTTATATTTTTTACCGGCATAGAGATTATTTTATGTCGTTTACTTATTTTTATTTTGAGTTTCAGAATATTAGAGGAATAGCGAACAATTGGTGATGGTAGAATGGGAATGTTTGATTATATAGACATTAAAGTTCCTTGCCCTTATTGTGGCAGGATAATAACTGGCTTTCAGACCAAATCAGGCGCATGTATGCTGTATACATATAAGCCGGGAGACATAGTTAGCGAAGACGATTCTGACCCAGGATATAACAGCGATGAAGAACCCGAGAGCTTCTTCTGTTATGCAAGTTGTGATCATGGACTCAAAATCAAGGAAGATCTAGACCTAGATATTCTTGAATGTACTAAATGGGTAGAGATAGAAGTCGATATTCCGGTTATAGACCACGTAATTACTGAAGATAGAACAAGGTGGGATATCAAAGGTATTTATCATGAGGATTATGGACCGAGTTATCTCGTACTCAGGAAATATTCGCAAGAGGAAATAGACGACTTTAACAATCGGATGATTGATCTGGAATATGATTATCTGTGGGAGATGTTCATAGAGGGATTCTGCGATGGCAAGATATGAAGATGTTGCTCCCGGAATAGGTTGGCTGGAGGAGATCCCGCACACAGGCATTTTTAAACACCACGTACTCGAAAAATGTTGTATTTGCGGGAGCTTAACAACTCGGCGATTAATGGGTATCCCATTCACCCTCAAAACTCCTATGATGAGGGTTTTTTGGAGAGGTTGTGTAAGATAGACTTTAAAATTGCCTGTTCTTATAACAATATCTTGATTACTCATGCAGGATTATCTATGGATTTTTATGAGAAGATCGGGAAAGTAGGTGTTCGAGAAGTTGTTGGGATCGCAAACTCTTTAAATACCAGAGTAGTTTACAATGAAAGAAGTGGGCCTCTTTGGTATAGACCTTCTCAGTTGAATCCGCCCGCTCCCTTCTGGCAAATTTCTGGACATACTCCTCCGGGATACACGAAATATATAAAAGATAGGAAGCCCTTCGAAAAGTTTATTATGGCCGACCCGTATATTAATAAGGGGTTCAAAAAGAAAGGAAGATTCAGATATGTGGAAATAGCAGATGGAATAAAAATTTTTGATTCGGAGGAAGTATGAAAAAAGAAGTTGGAATTCTTTATAAGACCGTATGTGACAAATGTGGGAGAGAAATTGGGAGCATGGATATAGGAACTCGGTGTCAAGTTTGTAAAAAAGATCTCTGCATGGGTTGTCGGGGAACGGTATGGTATGCGGTTTATGGAGATTTCTGGTCAGAAGAAAATTTTATGATTTGTGATGACTGCAAAAAGAATATCCCACCAGAACTTGAAGACGTTATTGAACTAATTAATATACTCCGCGACCGGGACAAAAAAAGTTCTAAGTTATATGGCCTTATAGAAGAGAAGATAAGAGGGGTAAAGAAGAATGGATGATTGGACTCCCGAGGAATATGATCCCGTTGCCGATATAAAGGCCATGAGAGAAAGGATGAACAAACCCGATACTGAATATTGGGAAAGACGGGATGAGATAGAAAAAGC